TTCCTTGCCATCCAGCGCATCTTGCGTTTCCTTGTCCGACGCGAGGTTGCCCAGCGAGTCGAAGAAGAAGATGACGTTGTCGCTACGCGTGATTTCCTTCAGCTGTACCGAGAACTCGTGACGGGCCTGTTCGACCGTGGTCACCGGGATGTGCAGGACACGGGTCGGGTCGATGCCGATGTTCTTCAGGTACGAAGGCGGTGTGCCGAATTCCGAGTCGATCATGATCATGACGGCGTCTGGATACTTGTCCAGATACGCCTTGACCATGAGCAGGCCGAAGAGCGACTTGAAGTGCTTGGATGGGCCAGCGATGACGTGCACGCCGGATCCCAGACCACCATCGAAAGCGCCAGAGAGCGCGACGTTCAGCAGAGGGATCTCGGTTGGGACGAGATCCTTGGTCTGGAGCAGTTTGGATTCTGAGTAGATCGCCGTCTCGTTGACGGTCGATACTTTCTGGAGCCTTTCCATGAGGCTCGGCTTTTTGTCAGCCATGCTTTTTCCTTGTTCTTGTTGTTTTGCGGAAAGCGGACGAATTGTAGCGGGTCCGCGCCGCTTGTGTGCTTAGACTGAGACGTCGTCGAAGCCAACCATCATGTCGATGTTGTCAAGCGCCTCTTCAACGCTGGTGAATTCATCCGAGCAGCAATTCCAATCACCGCAGGACATCGACGTAAGGGACCATGTCCACGCACCACCGATCAAGATCTCACCAGCCAGCAGCAATTCTCGTGCTTCGTCTCGTGTCATGCCATGAATTCCTCAAGATTGATTCGTTCCTCTGCTGACCAACCCACCGCATCGAGGATACGTGCGACTGGTGTGAGGAAGACCTTCTGGTACTGTGTCTTCACATCGAAGTACTTCTCCAGCCCCAGTTCCTTCGGTAGGTTGCCGGGGAACGCGATCACGTTCTCATGGATCGTATTGGGTAGCTTGAGCATGATGTACTTCACCTTTTCACCCTCACCGATAACCGGGTATTTCTTGTCGAGGCCACGCTGATGTAGATGGTGGTTGTACAGCAGGGCACCGCGCACCTGCATGGGTGTACCCTTCGAGTAGATGGTGTGCTTGTCGCCGTACGTGTCGAGGCCGTTGATACCCACTGGACACGCGACTTCCTTGAACGTCTTTGACAGGAATTCCTTGTGCACATGTTTGATGTGTTGTTGGATCTCACGCTCGGTACCGCGCAGGATGATCTCCAGCGATTTCTTCAGGTAGTCCTTGATCGCACCCGGCGTCGAGGACCGTACCACCTCGATGCCCATGACCTTCATCTTGGGCTTCTCATACCGCACGCCTTCCTTGTACAGGATGTCGAAGAAGTACTTCTTCTTGCCCGTCATGACCATCGTGGGGCCGATGCATTCCAGCTTGAAGAAAATCTTGCATTCCTTCGCGCCGATGGATTCAGCCACACTAGCCAGTCGTTTGTTCAGTTCGGGTTGCAGCACTTTCTGTACGAACTTCTCGATCTTCGATACGATGGCTTGGTCGTCGAGACCCGCGCAGTACTTGTCTACGAACGCATCCATTTCGAAATAGATCGAGTCGGTGTCGCCGTAGAACGCGTACTTCACGTCCTTGGTCTGCATGATCTTGTTGATGATCTCGTTGAGGAATTTCATCGCGGACTTCAGGAAGACCTGACCCGTCGATGTCACTGCCTCAGCGATGCGGGCATCGTAATACTTGAAGTACGGCAATGCCGTAATGCCGTAGAAGCTGTTGATCGCGATCTTGTATGCGCCTTGCGCCATGTCGAGGGCCGATACGTCGGCCTTCATCATTTCGATGATCTGATCGCTCAGCGATTCTGCTTCCAGCTCGATGCGCTTTTCGATTTCGAGCATCTGGTTCTTGGTGTCCTTGCGGGTGTTGAATACCTGTCCGACCAGAGTCGGAATGAAGCCCTTGACTGCCGTTGTCGTGAGCAGGCCGTTGCCAGACAGACACATGCCTTCAGGCACACTGAACTTGCCAGCGAGCATCATGTCAACGCTCATGTCGATCATGTCCACGATGCACTCTGGGCTCAGATTGTTCTGCATCATGATCGACGGGTACATCGATGTCGCATCGACCGATACTACCCAACGACGGCGACCCGGACGCGGCTCGTGCACGTACGCACCGACGATGTCCTTGCGAGAATTCTTCTGCTTACCAAGCACTTCGGCAATCTGTTGATCCTCAAAGTAATTGTGGATCATCGATTCCCACAGGCGCATCGCAGAGAGGATGTCACCGTAGCTGCACTTCGCCATATACGCCATCGCCATGGCTTGGCTGAGCATCTTCTTCTTCTCGTCGAGTTCGATCAGCAGGATCGTATCGACGATGTTGTAGTTCACGAACTTGTCCCACGCGAGCGTGTAGAAGTCGCTGAAGGATTCGTATGGGTTCTCTGTCTTGCCATGCCCCAGCTCTTCGCTCGCGATGTAGTTGAGGTTCCATTCCTCTTGCGAGCCGGGATTGAATTTCTTGTACAGGTCCAACAGATCGAGGTGTGTGATACCCGCGATCTCATACGTGATGTATTCCTTGTTGTTCTTGATCACCGACTTCGGGTAGAACGAACGCCACGGACTCAAGTACGCCGTGGCTGTCTCACCGAGTTCGCGCAGGATGCGGTTGACCAGATATGGGACGTCGAAGGTCTCGCTGTTCCAGCCACCAAAGACATCGATGCGTGTGCCCTTCCACCATTGAAGGAAGTCCACCAGCATGTGCTTCTCGCTCTCGAACACACGTAGCTCGACGTCATACTTCTTCTCGTCGATGCCATCCATGTATGCATCGCGCTTCGCGTTCTGCCATGACCAGCATATCACCTTGTGACGACCATCAATCTTCTGACGGTCGGCCACCGTGATCAGTAGAATGCGTTCCTTGGCTTCGTTAACGTCAGGGAAGCCATCGATGACTTCGGTCTCAATGTCGATCAGCTTGGATTGGATCGTGTCGAAGTCCCAGTCGATCTTGCCCTTGAAGTTGCTCGAAATGAACTGGCGCACGAAGTTGTCGGTGCCGAAGAGACGAGCATTGCTGATGCTGCCGTATTCCTTGATGTAGTCCCGGCAGACGGGCATGGACTCGAAGATCTTCTTCGAGACGGGACGTGATGTCTTGCCCTCGAATGACTTCCAGTCGCCGTTGGGATCCGGGACGAAGAGGTAGGGCTGGTACTTGATTTTGTGGTCGAAGGGCTTGCCGTCTTCGTACCCACGCAAGAGGATGTTCGATCCCTTGCTCTCTACGGAAGTGTAGAAGCGTTTCTTATTCTTATTTTCGCTCATTCACGATAGTGTATCGGAAGAGCTGTATTTAGGTGCTTAAATTTCAGTCGTCACCGACGTCGAAATCCGGCCAATCCCACTCGAAGGAAAGGGCGTCGAAGAACTCGCCGCACCCTTCCTTGAAACGCTGCCAGCGTTGCTTGAGACGTTCCCTGAATGTCATGATCACTCCATGGTGAAGCAACAGATCAACACACCGATTCCGGTTGCGATCCACCCGTGAGCGATCAGACCCACGCCGACGAAGAACAGGAAGATCTTACCCACGATGTTCTTGCAGGAACTTGCCCCACTCGCTGAAGAAGTTCGAACCGTGCGTCTCGACGAGACCCTTCGACTCGAAGGATTCCGAGAACTGGAAAGTCTTCTTGTTGTGCAGCGACGAGTGGAACTCGCCTGCGCGATTGGGGTGCCACTCACCCACCGAGACTTCCTCGTTGTGTGCAGGCCATGCCGACTCGCGTTGCGACGTTCCGATCAGCTTGGCTTCCTTCTCGCCAGCGGCCTTGTGCAGGATCGAGTCCTGATCGAAGGCTGCACCGTGCTTCTTCAGGAAGCCTTTCAGTTCGCCGTGATCGTCGCCTTGCTTGCCGATGACCAGATAGGCACGCTCAGAGACCTTGCGGGCTTCTGGTGTGTTGTAGTGCTCGATGTAGTGACCATCGACGTGCACGAAGCCGTATCCGGCCTGCCGGATGTGGTTTTCCAGCTGACGGTTGCGGGCCACGTTCTCGTCGGCGGGCAGATGGCCACGATGGGCCGTGATGATGCCGACGTTGCGATTCGACAGATGATCGTGCAGGCGCGCGAGATTCGCTTCTTCGAGCGGCACGGATTGGGCCTCAAGATCGGCCCCGAATTGTTTGAAGGATTTCATTGCATCCCCTTTCAGGGGTATTTATTCGATGGACTTCGCCGGGTTCTTGAGCATCAGCTCGTCGGTCACGTCGGCACCACGCCAGCTTCTGGTGGGGTGTTTCGTTTCCCGGCGCACTTTGCGAGTCAGGCGGCTTTGGCGCTTGCGCATGGTCTGCGGCGTCGTCACCTTGCCGACCCACTCTTTCGGGATCATGACAAGTTTGCCGCGCCGCATTCGATAGCGGTTGCCGTTCACGACGATGCTGTCGCCCTTGCGGGGTGGTTTGACCAAATGGCCTTCGATTTCGATCAATTCCATCCGCCGAACCATGTTCCAATGAGAAGAACGGGTAACAACCCGAACCAGAAAAACCGCTTGCTGTGGCTGCACATCACCACGAGCATGATGA